ACACCACACTCGCAAAGGCCCTTGTTTTTAGCATATCCTGCACGTTCATAGCGTGATACTTGTTCGATGATTACTTCAGGATCATCTAATCCGGCAGTGGCACATTTCGTTGCTTCACCGTAGATACAGTCTCGTAACGGATGTTTGAACAGAGCTATATCGTGGTCTTTTAAGTAGCGTTCTATCAATTCTTCGGGAGGTTTAAGCAGTGAAATGTTTCCATCGATGTAAATGCTATATTCGGTGTCGGTAAATAGGTGTGAAAGAATCTTAGGTGCACGCGAATTCCTACGAGGATTAATGAATCTGGTATAAGCCTCCCGCATTTCCCAAGTCTCAGATAAGACTGGATAATCCATAAACGCGAGCCATTGTGCGTTACCTCTGACTTGATTGTCAGTGAGCATATCTTTTGCGCCTGTTATACTCGTTAAAACTGAAATCATATGATTTTATTATCATGCAAATACTTCAATCCCGCATCCTCGAACTTAGTATTATTTCCATGAGTATTCTGAATATAGCCACGCTCACCTTCTATACAATATGCGGAGACTCGATACGCCGGAGAAAGTATAGCAACCTTTAGTTGGTGTTTCTCTACCATACTTTGCATCCAAGTAGTCCAGTTATTCCAATCGTATAAATCAGTTACTTGTTCGGGTGAACTCGTTTCACCAATTCTTTTGAGCGTGATAGAGGAATCATCAAATCTTCCTCCAAGCTTTTCAATTGTTTCTCTTTTAAAGAATTCAAATGATCCTCGTATAGTTCCTGTAGGCATACCGGGACTATTAGTGAGAATATCCCAATCATAATACGCTTTGTCTTCTATCGTATCCGCGAAAAGTCGATCATGAATAATTAGATTGTCATCGTGTGTAGCAAGGATTAGTTCGTATTCCATATAGTCATGTTCATCTAACCACTGATTTGTGCAGCCCCAGTCACCGATAGTGTTGGGGTATTCTTTGTAGTTCCAGCCTCGTTGCTCAATCTTATCTACGGTCGCCATTTCTTTGTACAGAATCTTGTCGAGTTTTCCTCGAAGACCACGTTTATATTTATGATTCTCCTTTTCTATTTTGGCAAATAGTGGGTCACGGTGAGACACGCAGTAGAGGTCTACTGCCCATCCTTCAGGTATAATCTGACGCGCCATTGATTCATAGAAGTGCAACGAGAAATGCCACCCCGAACAAATTACGGCAATCTTTCTCATTTTACTGGTTGTAACCTGAATATCATTTGTTGTTTGTTCTCAAGTAAATCTACTTTGAAAGGAAGGAAGCCATAGTGCTTCCCGTACTGAATGTATCGTTTATGGTTGTGTTCCATGTAGGTAAACGACTCAGTGGTGAATCTTCTAGAGTCCATCGGATCTTGAAACGCGCATATATCTGCCGCATTAGGAACACGCACATAAATATATCCATTGGTTACTCGATGTAGTTCATTCATTGCATATATAAAATCATTGGTCATTTGTATCTGACAAAGTACGTTATACGCTTTTACTTCACTAAACTCATTGTCTTTGAAAGGTAATCTCTGCCCTAATTGACAGACAATATCTGCGCCGACTTCTTCAGAAATATCGGCGTTGATCCAGCCTTCCATATAGTCACGACCTGCGCCAATATTTAATCTTTTAGGAGGCTGCATAGATTTTGTTGGATTTCTTTATATTCTCAATCGCCCACATAGGCTGAAGATTCGTATAATGACATGCTTGGGAGAACTGTGCTTTATCGGTCAAATCAAAGAATGACAGAGGAATTTTATGGTCAATATGCCATCCATGAACTCCATAATTTTCCCAATTCATTCCGTCTTTGAATTTCCCTTCTAAATAAAACCTTAGTTCAGATACCGAGCAGCCAAGTTTATCAATGACTGAACCAACTTTTGTCTTTCTACCTAGGAGTTTACGAACTCTAATCCTAAGATTTCCCGCAATCTTGAAGTTTAAATCAGAATTTGATTTATTCTTTTTATACTTTCGATGATAACCACGTACTTTGTCAGGATTATTATTTTGCCATTCTTTTACCTTTATAAGAACATATGCTTTATTCTTCAAATACCAGTCTCTATCACCAGAAGCTTTCTTATTGGGATTCTTCCTCGCCCATTCTTGGCAATAACCAAGATGCGAGTCTGCATACCGTTTACTCGACGCTCTGCGTCGTACTTTTCTTTCTTCGTCAGATAATCTAAGCCTGCCCATGTTCTTGAAATATTTTGCCAATCTTGTGGGCATTTCTAACACTGACTCGATGGTGATAAGGTACAAAAAAGTATTTGTCTTTTAATTCATCCATCAACGGGCATATAGCAGGGTAATCTTTAAACAAAGTATACCTAGAATTTGGGAAATGGTACTGCCCTATCTCTATCCCGTTATCGGCATATTTCTTTTTAAGAGTCTCATAATCACTCGTAAAACCCCCCGCAAGCCACGAATGAGCAAATAGGTTGTATGACTCATATATTTCGGCTAGACGTGCTCTGTGAGCAATTATAGGCTCTATAGAGTGCAGGTTACCTAATCCTATTGCCGCCGTAATGTCTGACATATGCATCTTATACCCAGCCTCGGCTAAATCAGTATCATCACTCTTTTGTTTTGCATCCCTATCATATCCATACCATCGTAGTCGTTTAGCCTTACGCATCATTTCCGGTTCTTCACAGATGAGAAACCCACCATCACCTGAGGTGAGGGTCTTGATTGCTTGGAGACTAACACAAGTGAAGTCTGCTTTTCCCCAGTAAGGGCTTCCGACAGCTTGAGCTGCGTCTTCAATGAGCGTGATAGAGTTAGCCTTGCAAAGTCTAACAAGCTCTGCAAGTCCCCTATTGTTTCCACCAAAATGGACAAAGATAATGGCTTTCGTTTTGTCTGTGATTTTCTTTTTGACATCTTCAACTGAGATATTGAGGTCATAATCTATGTCAGCGAATACGACATTGCAACCCCTGCGCACGAGAGGAATATTAGTAGCAGTACAAGTGAGGACAGGGGTGATGACATCGTCTCCGGGGCCAATACCTGCCAATTCGTAAGCAATCTCAAGAGCACTAGTGCCGCTATTGAGAGCAACAACATTACCAAAGCGGAACCTTTTACCAAATTCATATTCAAATTGTTTTACCTTAGGACCTTCACCTATCCACCGTCCTTTTAATAATACCTTATTAACCTCCCAAATAGAACGCCACGATATATAGGGATGAAATAGAGGTATCATATGATTTATTCATTTCCCTTTTCTTTGTATAGATCTTTGTATTCGTGCATATTCTTTAGAAATACTTCGATGCGACTCAGAACCTCTCCTTTAGACCAAAAGCGTGCGCGGAAACCATTAGGAAACTCATATTGATATGCAGGGTCTATTTCATCACGGATATCATTCGTAGATATTGCTGGTAGATCATAGTTCTTGCCGTCATAGAAGATGTTGGAGAGTCCAGGACGGTTAGGATTCTCTTCAATGCTGAACCGTTTATCCAATTTCTTCAATTCGATTTCAAAATCATTCGCATTCATACCTTTGTTACTGTTTCGTATTGCTCAATGAAGTTTAAGACTAACGCTGCGGTAGCATTCATGATGTCCCGGATAGACTTACCTTCAGCTTTTACTGCGTTGCCGTACCTTTTGCCCTTTATTTCGTATACATAGCTTAGGTTGCCTTTAACGTAGAGTACGTCGATGTCTTGGCCTTTATAGGTGAAGGTGGAGATGTAGGTTTTCACCAGTTAAGTATACAAAGTAGTGCAACATTATGCAAGCAAAAAGCCCCCGCGTCCGAGAGCTTTTCACTATAAAACGTCCAGTCGCATCAAGACACTCCGAACCCGTCTGTAGCGCCAGTCATAATGGCGATAACCCAAGTTGTATTGAGTGTCTTACAAGCAAACGGCATCTTCCATCCGACAGTTGAGAACAAATCCAGAGGATTATCCGTCGAATTCCCGTTCGGATTCTTCACATACACCTTAGGTGCAGTGATAGAAGCCAAATTAACCACGCCATATGCATTCTTTGCGAGAATGAAGTTAGCGTAGACGTTTGCAATGTTCGTTGCACTCGTGGAGAAACCGCCCGTTAGTACGAAGTACTGGTTATTGGTTTCTACGAATTCAACGCCATGCAACTTACCGACGACTCCGCGCTCAATCGCATCACTCGTTGTGTAACGGTGCGCATCAAGCCATTCGGAGTTACCCATCAAGTCCATTGCGGTATCAGGACCGATAATGCCTCGGTAGAGACCATTATCGAATTTCTGACCTTTGTTTTTCTTGAGGGTTCGCACTGCACGACGGATTTCAAGACCCGAAAGGGTGTCCGTCGTGTGAATGTTTGAGAAGTTCGACGCAACTGCTGCTCCGGATGGGAACTGTACCCCTGTCGCCGTAGCGGTGGCATTGGTAGCCAATTCCGTTCGGATGAGTTGGTCGATTGATTCTCCCGCATTCTGTCCATGTACCTCGATATGCTCTTGGAGACCCGTTTCAATGGATGTCATCGAGTACAGAGAAGATACAGTCGTGAACGCACCGTATTCAGCGAGCGTGGCCGAGACGTTAGTCGCGGTCATGTCGGTTGCCGATGGATTCGTCGCTTCAGTCAAAGCTGCGGTAACGATAGCCAACGGGGTAAAGCGTGTCCAGACGATGCTCTTACCCGACTTCATAGGAACTGGGCGCGATTGAGCACCAAAATCGTGGCGCAACTCAATCATTGCACGCGTCAAGAAGACGCGATCATAGAAGAGCTGCATTGTGGCTGTTAAGCCTGTAGTAGAACTTGCCATAGTGTGAGAACGTTAGTTCCCTCACGACGACCTTTAATCTGCGTGAGGTAATGCTTTCTCCATGTCACTGATAGACTTTTTCAAATCATTGAGATTAGGATTCTTTGGGAGGTTGAAATTCAACGCTCTAAGAGAATCTTCACCGCCTGATGTGTCAGTCTGACCCGCCGCTTGTTCAGCTTTGAGTTGTTCACGGCGAGTAGTGATGGCAATCGAAGTATATGAGTTTTTATCCTCTAACACTTTTCTGCCGCCATTCGCCATGATGTAAGCTACCTCCTCTTTGGAATATCCATCGAGGCGTAGCTCCAAACGTTCGTCTTCAGTGCCTGGTGCATCTGTTTTTGTAGTGGTTGATTGTTCAGGTTCTTCAGCTTTGATACTTGCTTCACGCAAGCTCTTAGCTTCTGTCTCTGCCTTGATAGCTCTCGCGGTTAGTTGTCGTCGGGCTTGCGCCTCTCGTGCTAATTGTTCTTTGAGAACTTGAGGGTCATCTATTCCCTCTCGCAACGTATCGAGCTGCGTTTCGTCAGAAGTTGTGGCATCTGCGCCGGTGTCTTTATCAGACATAATTGTGCAGGAATATGCTTACCTGCGAGCGATTACCTAGAATGTGCTTACTAGGAAAGCGAGTAAAAGGACTTATTGACGTTGCCCAAATTAGTTTACTGATTCTCCTGGTGTGTTATCCGTCATTGCGGTACCTGCTGGATATCCATTACCTTCAGGGCCAGCTCCGAATGCTTCTGGATACATTACCCCTTCAGCGCGATTGCCGCTGTTAGTGAGATGTTCTGATGCTACCACAGGAGCAGTTGGTGGAATACCAATACTCCCGCGATACTCTGCACCCCCAATAGCTGGAGTTTGCTGAATCTGTACCTCTCTACCTTCATCTCCTGGTGTCATTACTCCTGCCATATAATTTATTGTTTTATCTTTTTAAGCTTCGACCTTTTCTTTCCACTTATTTCTTCTGCCTCTTCGCGCTCAGGCTCTTCGACTTCTTCAGGAACTTCGGGTTCATCTTTTTCTTCATGTTGGTTTATGTAGTCGATAATCTCCATAAGCTTTTGTCTTAGCTCGTTAACATCACCGCTAGGTGAGTGGCGTGATTCTAATTGTTTGATTATTTCACTCATATTGATTTGCACCTGCACCTTGATCTTCACTCACATTAGGGTATTTGAATCTCGCGCTTAGATTTTCTTCTGAATTTGTTCCATTGATACCGTTATTCCCTGATGGACCTGTGTATGTCGCAGAGACTGCACCACGTCCTGCGGTGTCAGATACTCCAGACTCAGCACCATCATGGTTCTCACAGCTTGGAAGCATGAAAGGTGTTTTGTAACCTTTCCATTCATTCGAGCTTGGGGGTTGATTTGATCCCATATTATTTGTAAGTTAACTTTCTGTCTTTGCTAATTCTTGTAATCATTTTGGTGTCTGCAAGAAACTTGTCAAGTTGTCTAATCATCATCTGTCTGCCCCTCACCTCGGTTGCTATCTGATCATTCGTGAGAGAACTTGGAACATCTAAGACTGATCTGAAGGGTTCGAGATATTCCATGATGAGTTCTTCCATCTCTCTCCAGTCTGGGTCAGTAAAGAACTTTTCGTTTAGTTTCTTGAGATCTGCCATATCATGCAGTGCCGCTTCCTTCCATATCGGCTTCATCATCTGGAGCGATAGCTGCTTCTGGATATGGTCCTACTTCATAGTCTACTACTCCCGGTCCTGCATCCACTGAAGCAGCGCCTTTGTTGTTATTAGAAAGCGCACGATCTGATTCAGAACGGGGATACATAACCGGAGTTACTTCTTTTCCTTCACCTAACGTTCCTCCTGTTTCTAGTTCCCATTTCATACTGTTGGTTGTTTAGTTGCGGGTAATTGCATCGACCCATTCTTCTGCGGTGGTTGTGTTTGTTGTGCTAATTGAGGATTCTGCTGTGCTTGCTGTTGCATTTGTTGTTGTTGCAATTGCGCTTGTTGGTCTGCTAATTCAATCTCTGCGGGAGATATCCCTATATTCTCACATAGTTTAGAAAAGAGTAGCTGTTGACGAGGATCATTTAGGTTAAGATTCGGCATCTCCGCTAAGATAGTTTGAATATTGGTAGCCATCTTCGCAGGATCGGCTTGTTCATTGGTTACAAGGAAATCAAATTCAAACTCCGCATCATCATAGAAAGCTTCTTTTATCTTTAGAAACCTATTTCCACCGAGCTTCTGATATGTTTCCATTGCTTTCTGTTTGGCTGCTTCAAAGTCGTCTTTAGTAGTCATACGTCCTGAAAACAATTCTTCTTTGACAAATGTATTTGCATGCACTTCAGCCGCAGCCTGATCTAACTTGAGAACTTCTTGAGTTGTCCCAGTAAACCGCATTATGTGTTCTGGTGTAAGATCATGCATCAATTCAGGTAATACGAGATCATTAAAGAAATCCTGGAGGAATAGAGAAAGATTTTCTTTCTTAAACGCAAATACTGATGTCCCTTGCGCCACCGCTATCTGTGTCTGACCGAGTGTTGCTTGGCTAGCATCCTGCGTATCCCCTCTAATTGCCTCGTAGGCGAAAGAAAGCCTGTCTACCTGAGAAGAGTAGCTTTCTTCTTCATCTTTGAATGCTGCGAGATTCCGCTCTTCATTTTGAACTGGCATTACGCCGTCACTGTTGTTATCTTTTATGAGATAGTCACCATTACGTAAATCAGTGAGAACATTGCGTACCATTCCCTTTGGTCCTTGGAATAGATGCAGGGTGGATACTTCCATCGATGTTCGCTTTTGATTCTTTAATTCATTAAATCGTTCCTGAACATCGAAGAGCATTTCTACTATTCCCACACCTAACCAACGGCCTCTAGTCTTAAAGTAATGGAAATCCTTGAACGGCCATTCTTTTCTCCATGGGGATGAGAACAGGATCACACCCAGATCACTCACTGGTTTACCATCGTTATTCTTCATCAGCCAATCAGCACCAGCTACGATGAATAAGGCTCTCGTCATCTTGTCGCCCGCTTTAGTGCCTGGTTTTAGTTTGGTATCAATCCAATGTGCTGGAACTTCACCATATCGCTTAAATACTTTTATGTATGGCGTAGAACGCATTAGATTTACGTTCACAAATTGATCCTCGTATGGCTCTTCAGTATTAAAATTCTCATATCGCTTTATCGCCAGCTCAACCATATCTTGATCCCAGTTCGTAGCTCTGAGTTGCGTCGGTGTCATATATGAAATGGTCGTCACGAAACGTGAGTCTTGAATCTTCTCTACGGTAGGATCGAGTATGAGGCGTCTTAGATCTACCACGTTAGCACCACTATCAATCTTCTCTAAGACTACTGAACCATATCGTGGTGCTTCTTCAGCGAGTTTGTTCAATGCCAAACCAAACTTATGACCTTTAAGCCATTGTCTCAACTCTTTTTCAAGTAAATACGATGAGAACTCTGACTTTGGATTGAGTGGCCATAGTCGAATGTTTTTTGTATCTATGTTCAACATCTTCGTGCCTACTTCACAGGGAGGAATGACGATATTGAAGAACAGACGTCCGGTATTATCTGTTGTTTGATAGAGGTCAGACTGCGTTATTGTTGTTGGTGTTTGCTCTTGTCCTCCCATATAACGAGAGTTTAAGTAAAGATGAACACGCTTTATCGTTTCATACTGATTGAAAGGATACCCAGGAACAATGGAGATCCAATTAAACATGAAGTCCCATTGCTCTTTGCGAATCTGTGCAAAGATGTTGTCTGACATTCCACCGATAGGATTTTGGTTCTGATAGATGGTGTTGTCCATTCACTCTATCATAGCAATATTGATCTGTAATAGGCTGAAATATCGCACTTACCTCTATTATATGGCTCTACTACACGATGGTTCTACTGTCGTGTATCGCACTAAATCTCATGTTCCTGGTGAGTTCTTGGATAAGTTGCGCTTCAAACACTCCGAAGTATTCTGAATCTACTACACGTTGTCCCATGCGAATGATGTGCTGTGCTCTGCAATATAATTCAGTCCTTAATATCCATCGTGCTATTGATTCCTTCTTGGGACGTCTGTGTGTTTTGTAATTGAAATACCCACAGATGCCATCCAAATCATATTCTAAGAGTGCATGACGTTTCCATATCTCATTCCAAAGCTCCGGTTTAACATTATATTCTCTCGCAAAGCGTAGTGCGGGATCAACGGTGAATAGTTTTGATTCGAGGAGTTTTATAATCATTTTTCATTTGAAACTTCTGATGGTTTGTCTGTTTCTGCCAATCATTGAAGTAAAGTCAGGATCAGCTCTCACTGGCTCACGCACGCCCCAGACACTTAGAGCTAGTGACATCACACGATCATCCGTCATTCCCTCTGGCACCGTGATCTTGATCTTTCCTGTCTCAGTAAGTTCATATCTGAATGATTCTAGTTCACTTAATAATCCCTCATCATCAGGAATCTTTATCTTATCCTGCTCTAGAAGAATTGCTAAGTTGTTTAACAAATTAGTCCTCGATACTTCAGTGAATTTAAAACCTTCGTTGTGCTCACCACCAATACGAAGTCCTTTAGCTCTGAGATCTTCAACAACAGGATCTCCTACACCTGTAGCGTCAGGCCATATTAATGCTGTTTCTTGGGTATCGATGGTGTGGTGTTTACGTGCTGCCGCTTCTATCCTCGCCTTTTGTAAGTTCCAATCCACCTGATTGAACCTATCTTGAGGATATGCAATGAAGAAGTTGAGATTGAATGGCGTTATCACTGTCCAGTCTTGGTACTTTGCTAAGTCAACTCCTAATTGGAAATCTCCTTCAGGCGGCAATGCCTTTAGTGCCGGATATTTATTCTGATGAATCCTCCTAAAGAATTGCCCGGCACCGTCTAGAAACTCACACATATACTCTTGGTTGTAAAGAGATTCAGGAGTATTACGTTTTATTTCTTCTAAATCTTGTTTAGTAAACACATCGCTTTCCGTTGCTTTTACTATGGATGAAAACCATTCAGGATTACCCTTAGCCATCTGTAAGAGCTTCCATGAATGATTCTTACCCTTAGGAGTGAAGACAAATGTTGCCGTCCCTTTATTTTCTCTTAGTACCGGTTGAAAGATTGCCGTCCATATTTCCTCCTTCATCTCACTGTACTCATCAAACACAACATCAAAGGGAGCTGTCCCACGATGCTTATCAGGCTCTTCAGTACCAATGAACCTTTGAATTACACCGTTCTTGTAGTAAATAGCCAGCTCACTATCATTCTTCTTATCAATCACTTCAAGAGGAATATGATCATTCACCAATGCATCCCAGATGACTTGCTTTGCGCTTCGATATGTTGGTAATGCGTAATAACAAACCCCTGGCTTATTCCTTTCAAAGATCCGTTGTACTTGCCTATTAAGCGCAGTGCGCGTTTTCTTTGCACGTCTATGCCACACTAATACTGAGAACTTACATTTAGTTCTAAGATAGTCGAGTTGATAATCACTCGGTTGGCGGAAATTGTGTGGTATCACGACTGTCATAGTTTATCAGTGTTACCGCAATTGGTTGACCATCTTGTCCAGTAAGTTCATTTAAACGAGGAAGCGCACCGCCTGCTAATCGTAAAAGTACTGCTTCGTAAAGTTTCCCTTTTTTCTTTAAAAGTTGTCGCTCACATTCTTCAAGAGTGAGTGTCCGTACCCTTGCTGCTAGCTCTCTATCATTCATGTTTTTGCCTGCCATATCTAATCAATTTGACGCATTCGCATCTAAGTGTTGTATTACATCCTGTATCTTATCATTAAGAATATTCATTTGTTTTGCAAGCTCGCGCAATGTTATTTCCTCTAATGTAGGGTTGTGTTTCATTTCTATAATCCAAATATAAATGCTATCCCTGAAACTATAAAGGCAATACCCATAATTACTCCTAGATAGGGAAATGCAATACCTACTGCACTTATACCGAATAATATCCATGCTATTCCCCAAGACCATTTGTGAATCATGCGTGTAGTATACCACAGATTGGTCGTGAGATAAAAACAAAAAGAAACAAAGCAACAAGTCCGGCGAAGAAGAAGGAAACAAAGAAAAAGCAAAAAGCCCCAAAAGCAAATCAATGCTAATGCGCTGTCCAGGCTAATTGTGCTTTACCGAGTAAAGACTTATGGACTACAGAAGCAAAAATCGCCACCCCTGTGAAGGAGAGGCGGCGGTTTATGCCACCTACTCATCCCTTCACGGTAAGTAAGATTAAAGCTCTATTGCATATCTTAATCTAATCTAATAATTCTGTCAACAGAAAAAGCGCCCTTTGCACGGACGCCTTTTCTTATTTTCCTAGGTTATACGAGGCAGAGAATCTAAATCTTGCGCTCGCTCAAATAATAGTAGCATATCCATCTCAGAAGTCAATCTTCCTAATACTATTTTTATTTCCTAGTCTTGCACATGAATATGAACAGGACTTTACAGAATCTTTAATCGGATAAAATTCTTTTCCACATTTGCATATAATATGTTCTCTTATTTTTCTATTCCCTGAATTCCAAGCTCTTC